TGATGCAGCGTTCGATTTCCGCATTATCTCGATCGCTTCCGATGAGTATGTGCCATTCGCGAATTTGAGTAGCGTCGACTCCAAGAGCTTCCGCCACTCGCTGATAGGCCAGCGGGCAATCCTCTCGCGGTTGTGGCCAGCCTCGGAATGTCCCTTCTTTGTGTCCGGCTTTTGCTCGGCCGACAAAGTAAGGACGGTCCCTATCGAGGCCGCCGTCACATTTGGCACTTGCGGCATCAAGGTCATCATCAGGATGATCCCTTCGCAATTGACGCAGTTCACGCTTACACCATGCAGATGTGATCGGTGCATTTGGATCAAGTTCAAGATATCCACTTGCCCGGTTGAAAAGCGCGACATCTTCGGGTATGTTCCTGGGAGATGTTGAAACGTGCAACTTGCAAATGGTTCGCAATGGATCTTGCACGCTCGCTGGTGTAGTCCAGGGGTCAAGAAAGAGCCGGCCAAGGAATTTCACAGCGTCACCCTCGTAAGCGGGCACGCAATCAATCTGCATTCCAAGATCCTTCGCAACAAGTTGGAGTGCTGCCGGGTCATTAAGGCTATCGCCGTCATCGCCACCATAGACGCCAAGGTTATCCCAGGCTTCTTGTGGACTCATAGTGTGACGAGCGGCGAAATAGTCGTTTGATGTATTAATGATGCTATTGCCACGTGCTGTGTTCGAGGAGCCGGTAACGACAATTCCGGCTAAATCAAACTGCACACCATGCTTAGTTCTTGCAGTGGCCTTTATCTCCGCATCGTAAAGGTTAGCACAATGGGCTCGATGATTGGGGTGAACCCAATACAATAGACTAGCTCGGTCAACTCGACATCGAGACCACATAGATGTTGATGCGTCAAACCGATGATAATCGGTTTGACATAATCTGCGGCCTTTCCTAGCGACGTCGGTGACTCGTCGGGCTATTTGTGCTGGTGTTTTACCTGGGGCGTACCAAGGTTGTTCTTTAAGTACGTCCTCAACGAATGCGTAGACATAAGTTGCGAGCAGGATGGTTTGACGATTGGTTACGGCAGATATCATCCTCGGCTCATTCAACTTAGTACTGGTCTCATGCTTCATAAAACCGCTGATCACTGTGGTGTCATCAGTTTCAAGCCAATTCTTCGACTTGTCAGATCGAGCTCTTTGAGTCGGACGATTTTGTAACTTGATGACACGATCCACGGTCCATGGCACACCTTGGTGGGGTTTGTTGACGAGGAACTTAACAAATTCGCCAGCCCACTGGTTGTATCTCGATGGTGGTATCACATCGTTATGTGGTTGGATCACGCGACCCTGTACACTACAGAGGTCGTTATTGTAAGAATCTCTAGCGACGAAGGCTTCACTCTGCTCGTCGACTATTGGTGTTCCAACGATCCTGCCATACTTCTTGCCATCCTCAGTGACAAGATAATTATCTGCACCCACAGCTTGAAAAGTTTTGAGGATATGTTGGGTGCCCCCACGGGCCAACAACTCTCGAGGTTTGGGGTCGGATATCGAGAGTATACCGTGCAAAAGAGCGGCTGTCACAGATGGTTGTGGAAAAAGCTCTTTAAAGAGACCCTGCATCAAATAGCGCTCAATGGTGTGTATTTCTGGTGTTTTACACTCATTGCGCCGGATCTTTATGGCCTCAAAGAGGTCATATGGCATTTCAACTGATGTGAATTGTCCTGCCACGCCAACGCTCACCATGCGCTTGCCTTCTTTATTCATTGAATCAAGCCGATTGATGCGGTCTTCAGTAATATGCCGGTATTGTAGGCGATCTTCTCTCTGTCCAACAAAGGGCCAGAAAGGGCCGTAAACGCGAAAACTAGGTGTG